CAAATAACGTCGCTGGGGCGCCAGTTAAGGGCCCCAACCCCAACGTTAGTGAGCAATCACAAAACGGACGGAAAAGTGCCGAGGAGCATGGTGTCGCAACTGCTACACCAGCACCAGTGTGCATTTTCGTGGAACGAAAAGTTCCTGAAGATACAGGAGTACATCAGCGTACTGATAAAGGTAAAAATCCTAAAATCACTGCTGATGGGTTAGTCAAGCCAAGACATCCACAATTTCCTCCTCAACGATTTTCTGATACATACCATCGTACAGAAACAATTAGTGAAGATGTTAATGTGAACAGTCGAGCTCAAGTAGGAGCAAATTTACCTAGTGAAGGTTTTTTTGACTCTGTCGGAGACGCTTACCGTAAACTCAAGGAATCCGTAGCAGATGCCTTATCCAAAAAATCTGAGGTCTCATCAGACGATGAAGTCCTTACAGAGGATGAGAGCTGGATATCGAAAACGATGTCTAATGTTCGAGATACACTAGTTAAGGAAGTTGTCAAATCCCCAGAGTTAGAAGGAGTAAACTGGTTAAACTCTATTCTATTGGAAGTTAAAAACTCGATTGCTTATGGTAAGGCTAATCCTCACGTCCCAACTTTTGTTGGAGGTACTCTTTCTACAGTTGGAGCAACCGCTCTGGCCTATTATCTCGACGGTACAGAGACTGCAATTGATACTGCAGTCATAGGTATGGCATTTACAACTGCCCTATCCTCCATAATATTATATGCCTATACTGACCCTATCGAGAATATTGCTGTTGCTGATAATGCTTGGAAAACGTTATTAGCTCACAATTCAATAACAACAACCTTGTCTGGTGCTTTTTGCACAGTCGCTTTAATACGTATGGTTAATAAAATAGTTGATAAATATATAACACAACATACTGAAGCTAGGACTGAACCAACCATGTTCGGACTCATAATAGAAATTTTAAACGCTGCCGCTGCTTTAGTAGGGCTAGTAGGAGTCGTCATGGGTGTTGCTGATCTTAGTAAAGTTATGCGTAATGTCACTGCGATCACCCAGGCTTGGGATAAAGTGTCTGAACTACCTGATAAGATAGAATCTTTAGCAGACGAACTTATGGACTCAAAGAAAAAAGAAAAAATTTGGGTTCCTGATGGTCACAACGCTGGTAAGAAAGCACGATCTCGTCATGCTGAATTTTTTAGAGATAAACATCGTGTCGATATTGAACAACAGATTCAGGAGATCACCGAAACAATCTACGTTGATGATGAACATGTCCAAGGGCAAAAGAATTCGAAAGAGATAAAATTTCACCAGTTACACCCTGATAATTATCATGTTATCATAGAGATCTGTTTTGATAAATCAATGAGACTCCTTAATTCTTCAAGCTACCACATACTTAATAAAGTTTGTAAGAAAGAAGGTAATAAATTCATTGTCGATTCCATGGATCTTGTTGTTACCGCACGACCAGGTGATTTGGAATATTTAGCGCAACTTGACAAGATTGCTTCTTTTAATAAAATAGTTGCCTTAATCGAGAAAGAGATAGAGACTGGTTTAATGACTGGTGCTATAACTTATTCTGGTAGTGAAGATGATCCAGGGTATTTGATAAACCTTGTTTATGCTATAACTGAGGATAATCCTGTTAATCCTATAGTGTACCATGGGACCCCAGGTCCTGATGTTTCAGACATTGATGATAAGGTAATGGATACTATAAAACCAGTCGACTCACTCTACACCTCTTGTGCTGAATATATGGCTGAAAATAAGGGTAAGATCGCTTTTGGTACAGCTGTTATTACTGCTTGTGCTATAGCTGGTGCTGTAGGTTTTTATTGTTATGGTTCTGATACTTCTGAAAGTAAGAAGAAAAAAGAGAAGCGAAAAAGGAAGAAAGAAGCTCAACTTCGAGTGGATTTTTGTCCCCACAGTTGCGTTTACAAAAGCGCTGATGGTAAGGAACGTTTACATAAGATGTTACCTGGTGATAAGTGTGACAATTGTGGAAAGTCCACAGTCATAGAACTAACTACTCAGCAAATGGGAACGTTAGCTGAAGCTCGTAATAAACAAAACGTTGGGTCTCGAATTAAACAGAGTCGCAAACGTGAGGAAGATCAAGAGCGAAAACGACTCGACAATCTTCGTAAAAATGATATTCGGAACCAGAAGCTTGATTGGAAACGAGAAGAAAAAGATGAAAAATGGGACGAAAGATACCATGATTTAGCTGAAAAATATGACAGTAAGTTACACTTTAAACAAATGCAGCTGTCTCGTGCTTCTGACCCAGCTGAGAAGAAGCGAATATTACAAGAACAAAGAGAATTTCTTGACGAATGGCAAGCTATTTGGAAAGAATTTTATGAAGGTTACCAAGCCTCTCATGGTGGAGCCAAATATACTCCAAAAGTTCAGGCTATAAAATACACACCTGATGAATTACAGTACCATTATGACTGTACTTCTGCTAATACAAACCATGAGTTAAAAATGTTAACTATTGAGAATGAAGCGAGACCTGTTACTCCACCGGTGAAAGCTTTACGAAAACATAAAGGAATGTCTCCTGAGGATAAAGAGAAATTACAATTTCTAATTACCAACGGAAAACCTTGCGCTACTTGTACAACACACAATAAAAAACAGTGGTATAATCCACCTGATGCTAATGTTTGTACTAAGTGTAAGAAACCCCTTGTTAAGGTAATAACTCCAGTGAAGACTGCCCAACTACATGTTAACAGAAATGTCAAACCACCGACAACCTTTTTTAATCCCCCTCAGAAACAGGCTTTATCTAAAAATAGTCAGATAAATCCTTTTACTATTGCTAAGTCTTTGTTGAAGATTTTCAACCCAGCAGCTAAAAATTCAGTTGGCTTTTGGGGCACGTTACCTAAAATAAAAATGGATAATAACTCCTTTTATATCATAACTGCTCACCAACTTTGCTCTGGAACTTATGTTGAATATGAAGTTGATAGTAAGATAGTGAAATTTGACCTATGGAAAGCTTTTGAGGATAAGAAATGGGTCGGAATTGGAAGTGGAGATAGGAAATATTATAAGATACCAGCTGCTGATATACCAGCCCCTGGTGTTCCTGCACTACCAAGTGTCGCTGTGAAATCCGGTGATGCGCTACATGGTAGTTTTGTAGGTTACAATCCTAAAACATTTGAGGTTGGCTTTGCACCTTCTCTCTTACAAGTTCGTGATGATGGTTTTATAACCCACGACGTAACAACTGACAATTGGTCTTGTGGATCCGTTGTTTTTGATAATAACGGGCATGTTATTGGTATGCATGTTCGCACCTTTGGGCCTAACCCAAATGGTGAAAATAACCAAGCTTTTGCTTTAAAATTGATTGGTTAGCTGGCTCCCATCCTGTGCCATCATATAATATAAATCTGGAAGGGGTCGGCATTTCGCTCGCTAGAAAATGGCGGGCACCCCCTAGTATTTATCCTGCTTTACACCCTAGATATAGTGACTACACGAACCTAAAATATCTTGGAACGGTTCCTAGTGGATGTAATTTAAAGGCTAAATTACCATACGAACGATCTTTGAATCCTTATTCTACAAAACTCGGTCCTGATCTTAAAAACATTACAGACATCGCTGGAGATGCTTATTACCTTTCTGTTCCTAATATTGAGAACGTTGAATTTTCTATTTCAACCTTTGAGAAGAAACCTCCAGTTAATTATTCTGATGCTTTTCATGAATTCGGACTAGATTTTTTACAGAACCAGTATTCAGGGATTTGTGTCGACCCAATATCCAACTCCGAAGAAATATTTTCATCTATTGATCTTAGTAGGAGTACTGGATGGCCCTGGAATCTCTTTGGGTACGAAAATAAAAGAGAACTTTCAATGGATCCCGAATTTCAACGGTTTATCTCTACAAATCAACATTTGTCTTACCGACCGATATGGTGTGTCCACCCTAAGGAAGAGTTTAAAACTCTAGAAGACCTTAAGGCCCTAAAAATTCGATTATTTACTATTCCACCAATGGAACTTTTATATGAACAATTACGTTTTGGAAAAAGGATTAGTGAACGACTTAAGACTTTTAAATGGTCAGCTTATGGTTTTAACCCTTATAGTGGTGGTACCAACAGACTAGCATCACTTCTTCTTATGAAGAGAATACGACTTTTTTATGATGTGTCAGGTTGGGATAAGTTTATACCATTAATTAATGATGTAATGACTTTTGTTTATACTAATTCTAATATTCCATTGGATCTTGAAGATAATTTTCGCTGGATGGCTTATAACACTGTTAACTATTTATTTAAGACACCATTCGGCCATGTTTTTGAGAAAAAATACGGGAACCCAAGTGGAAGTGGAACCACCACAAGAGACAATATATTTGCTCACATTATTATTATTGCTGCTGCTCTAGCCGAATGCTATCACAAAAAATATGGTTGTATGCCTACAATACAAGCTGTTGCAGAGCAAGTAGTTCGTGTCTTCGGCGATGATAGTATCCTTGCTGTAGACGAACGCTTTGAGAGAATACTTGATGAAGGTTATTTACACTCTCATTTTGCAAAATATGGCCTTAAGCTCAAATTTCTATA